ACCTGTCCACACATCAAGTTCCATTCTTGTTTTGTACAAGTTTCTCGATGCATTGATTGCATCTACATCACTACTACTATTCCACCCAGTAGAACGCAGAAAGATAATAGTCTTCTCTTGCATCTTTGCAGACGCACCGATGAAGTCTTGTAGATAATCAATAGTATAGTTTGCGTGTAGCTCCATTTAACTTCCAGGCGATAGTGACTCTCAATGAATTGAATACCCTAGAGACTTCTTCGGCATGATGTTTTCTCATACCAGGGAAGAATATTCCTCTATTAGGTGCTGGTTCAACGTATGACCATGTGTTGTCTTCGTTTAGAAAAGCAGTTTTGCCTCCCCAGAGATGATCCCAATTACTATTTGCATAGAGTAGGAATGTTCTGCAGTCTTCATAATCTCCATCTGTATGAGGCATTGCCTTGTCACCATATACGTGTCCATTTGCATAAACACGTTCTAGTTCTAGATGAGGTTCGTCTACAGTTTCTCTAATGATATTTAGTAAATAATCTGAAAAGAACTCATCATCAGTCAATTCCATCTGCCAAAAGGGCAATCCAGATGATCCTCTTAAAGAACCATGACCATATGCCCATTTTGGTTGAGTTACCTTCTCTAGTACTTCTGCAAAATCAAGATTGGTTAACGTTTGGTCGTAGATCTCCATATTCTCTAATAAAGTTAGCTCTAATTTGTTCAAATGGCAAGAATGTGTCTACTGGTGCATCAGGACATGCTTTCATTGCTGCTAAAGTTGCTGTAGATTGTGCGATTAATTGATAACGCAAGAAAGTTTCATCAATAATACTAGTTGCCCACAAAATAACAACACGACGTTTGCCACTTGTAATAGGATTAACATGATGTATCAACCCAGTTGGGTATACTAATGCATTACCTGCTTTTGGTTTAAAGGGTACAGATTGATCTCCTACTGATAGCATAAGTTCCCCGCCTTCATATTCGTCAGGTTCGGTAAGAAATATGCTAATACTATGATGTGTCTTGATACCAGAAATAGTGACATCATCAATATGCTTATTGTAAAACCCACCAGTTCTATACTCTGCAAAAATAGGAACAGTGAGTTCTTTGAAGATATACACTGATGTGAATTCTTCATTATTTCTCATTGCTGTTTGAACAACATCCAAACACTTTCTGAACTGAGGGGAAGTTTGTTGTATGATGTGGTTGTCCTTTACATCAGGATTAACCTGATGTTTGCCATCTCTCTTTACTAATCCTGGTTTGGTTGGTGCATCATCAAAATAACTATTGATTCTTGATAGTTCTTTACTATCAAGAAGTTCACTTTCATAAATCATATCAATCCTCTTCTTCCTCTTCTTTGAATAGTTCGTAGTCGAAATCAGGATAGATTTCTGTTACCTTCATTTCTTTAATAATATCAAGAATTTCTTTCTTGATAAGTTTTGTTGATGTAACTCTAGATCTAGCATAGATCAGTTGACTTAGCATTCTGCTGTCAAGGAAATCGGATGATGCATCATCATCGTAATTTGTCCACTGAGAAGCATCATCAGCATCCATGAATGCAGGTGCATCAGTTACACCATCTTCCAATTTACCATCTGGATATAGTTTGAGATAGTTCTTAGGATCAATAGGGAACACCTGTTGATACAATGATTTAGCAAAATCTAATGGTGATGGGAAATCTTTTGGATTGGGGATACCAATAGCTCTAACTTTTGCTCTCCAGTCCATCCAACGTTGCTTTTCACCCTCATAACTATCCTCAACGTCAGGCAATACATGCCAATCAGACGCACTAAGCATCATTCTTTTTTCTCTAAGTCTCTTCAACCATTTTGCATCAAAGAATGAATATTCTTTTTCAACACCATCAAGTTTCTTTAATGTAGCAGCAGTTTTAACACCAGCAGCAGCAATAAACAATGCCAAAGCAGTATTGTAAACTGCTTTTGCTTGTTCTACTGTGCCACCTTTAAACTGATATTCATTCCAATAACTAGATTCAGAAGCAAAATCATACTTCTGTCTGTTTCTCTGTGCATAAAAGGTGTCATCACTATTGTAAGCAAAGAATAGCAATAGATCTTCATCAGTATGCCAAAAAGAATCAATTTGTTCGTAGAACTTTGCCTTCAATTCGTCACTGAATTTAGTGCGAGTCATCGCAGCATCTACATTGATATCTACTTGATCAATCGGTGCAGTTAGAATGGTATTATTAACCAAATCTACTTGAAGGATTGGTCTTTTGATTTTTGGTGTTGTTGAGGTCATGCTAGGTGCGTTTTAATATACCATCCTGTCAAAATATATTTATCATCTTTAAGAAGGGTATTTCCTTTATGTACATGTGTCATGCCAGCAGGGAAGAATACAACTGTGCCTTTTGTTGGTTTAATTCTTCTACCTTGATACAAAAACTCAGTCTCACCACCTGCCTCTGGATCTACATCATTGAGATAAATCATCCACACAACTTCTCTTTGTGCATGTGATGCAGCAGAGTTTTCATAATGCCATTGATGATATCCACCTTGAGGTAGTGTCTTCTGCATTTTAATATCACTTGAAAGCATAGGAACATTTTTTAATTGTCCGTACTCACTGATATAATGCTTGAGACAAGACTTCAGAAACTGATTAACTTGGTAACTTAGTCCATCATTGCAATAATTTGCTAGAAGTGAAAGATCTTTTCTATACAAATTACTACCATATTGGATGTGACCATCCATTTTAAATTCATCTACATATTCGGTATCAGTTTTTGATCCAAAATCTCTTTCTAGTTCCTCAAAATCAACACTTGAACTATTGCCATTCATCACATGCTCAAACCATGCAATACATTTATCGCAAAATGGTTCAGGTACAAAGTTGTCCCAAACTCCAATAAAGTCATCAAAGGATGCTTTTGTAATCTGCTCATTCATCATTAATTCTAAAGGTCTCCATTCTTGGACCTTCTTGGATAATGTATTCGATACCATTATTTAAAACTCAGTATGCCTTTATTATATATTTGATTTTGTGGAAGGGTGCTAGGATAGGAACCTTCCTTTGTGGATTCATTTTTGCTTGAGGAATTGGTTTGGTTGAGTTATTCCAACTAAACGTTGCTGGATTAAGTTCAATTTGAACGTCGCTTTGACTAAATTGTAAGTCAAATGTGGAATTAAACGTAGCAAGACCAGATCTATATGCAACTGCATCGCCATTTACATTACCATAAGTATAATCATTTTGTGGATCTAATACAGGATCAGTACCTAACAAGTGTGCGTGAGTCAATGTTCCTGTGTAGATGGATAGATAGTTTTTAATTCTTGCTCTTCCTTCAGTTGTATCAATGACACCAGCATCTTGAGTGAATGCACCAATAGCAGAAAATCTATCAGGTGAGAATGAACCACCCTTACCATCACTATTTGCTTCAGACTGCAGATCACCAGCAGGAGTTCCCCAATAGTTACCGAAAGCAACTGTTGTACTACCAGATCCAGGCAATACATCTTCTAAAGAACCACGACCTGCTCTACTAAATTCTCTGTCTGCATCAGCATAGTTCCAGAAATTTGCATCTTCCCAGTAACCATCATCAACTGCGTCATCCTTACTATCATTTTGACCATTCCAACTTTGTGATCCGCTTGCAGCAGTACGTAGATATGCGTAAATATTCCATGGAATAACAGGATCACCATCAGGATCTTCTGGTTGACCAGTAATAAATTGGTGTTCATGTTGTGGTGGACGAACAGAAACACTAGTCACAGGACCAACATTAGCATTAACATTACCTGTAACAGTAAAGTCAACTTCAGTAGTTACTAATTCTGTACCAAATGTTCTTGGTGTTCCTAATGTATAGAACGAAGATTCTGTTCCACTAGTCTGTCCAGCTGGTGCAATAACCTGTTCTAAGGGATCAGGGGCAGCAGAAACATCTACATCATCAAAATACCACCAACCACCAGTAGAACCAGGAAGTTCTGCACTACCACCAGCAGAAGTAACAGGAACAGATGGAGATGATCCTTTATTAAAGTCTACTCTACCAGGTCCTACCATTCTAACATTACGATAGTCGGGTAAGTTGAAATTACCAGAGTATGTTTTTGATGCACTAATATAGGTTGCATTTCCACCATAGGTGTTACCAATTGATTCCCATAACCAAGGATACTCTGCTGCTGCTACTGAAGTTCCATCACATTCAAGGAATCCAGGGAATCTAATGTCGATATCACCATAACCAAAGTTACCATCATCTGCAATAGTTTCTCTAGGTACAGGTAATACAGTACCAATAGCATAACCATCATGCTTGGGTTGTCTATAAAAACTCTTGGCATTTGCAGGATCTGAATTAGATACTGCTTCCCATGCTTCTTCAGCAAAGAATGCATTCTTCTCGGAATACCAAACACCAAGATATGATGGAGGAACTGGTTTTACTGCATAGTTTACAGATCTAAGTGTAAATGGCGCTGCAGTTCCAAAACTAATATCTGCTACACCATAATGAGATAGTCCTACAACTGGATCTAAATTAGCATTACCTGGTTGTTGGTAAATAATCGTTACAAATACTGGGTTATTACCAGGATCAGGACTCAATGTACGAGGTCCAGGTGCTGGTGTGTCTCCATTAAGAGAGAACAATACGTTACCGATGTTTTCGCCTGTAGCAAAATTAAACTCATTATAGGCAACTAGACTGGATGCTGATATTGTAATCGGTAAGTTGAAATTTGTCAAGCCTATGGGTCCAATCACACTCGCTCCACCAGGAGTCCTATTTAAAACTTGATTGATTGGAGTAAAAGATGGACTAGTATCAGGACCAGTCCAATTAGTAATAGACCATGTTGGGACAAATCTATCACCAACATTAATACCCATTTTTGTTGATCCTTGACCAGGAAGCAAGGGATTACTAATATCATTACTACCATCAAGAACTAATTCAATAATATCACCATTTTGAACTTGAATGTTACTAATAATACCAGATGATCCACCATTAACACTAATTCTTGGATTTGCTGTAGATGTAGTGTCACCACTCCTCAAAGAAACAGGAACAAATATACCAGGAGTTAGACCAGCAACTAATGCTTTGCCACTAGATGCCGATCCAGATTGAACAGTTGATCTATAATTAACATTACCAGGAATCTGTTCGACGAGATTTTGGAAGACAAAACTATTAGGATTTTCATCAAGACCAGCACCTGTCGTCACTATCCATCCAGAAATACCATTTCCATCACCAATAGTTACACTAAAATTCTTTGGCGAGAACTCACTTCCAGAACTAGTTCCTCTTAATTGAACATATTGACCATTCTGAACTGTTTTATTATTGCCCCATGTACCAATAATATTAGATAAAACTTCAAAACCATCAGCATTTGTAAATGTTGTATTGAAATTAGAGACAGCAATTTCAGCACTATTATCAACAGTCATAAGTGCTTGAGTTGTCAACCCTAAAATCTGAGGTCTGTCGCTATAGACAAGAGCATTCAACTCTTGGTTATTTAAACTACCGAAATTAGGTGCAGGATTTGGAGTGTTGATAGGAATAGCACCTGTAGTGATTTCCCATTCAGCAGAACCAGTACCAACAACAACGTTAACATTTTTTGTATCAGATGGTGCCGAAGAAGCTCTTAGTCTAACTTGAATTCTGTCAAGGTTAGAAATAGTCTGGTTAATTGCTCTTGTCCATGGACCCCAAGCACCATATGAACTAGTTGCTGTGAGGTATTGA